TACTGTTTACAGTTGGTACACTCACTTTCTGCGACCATCGGGAGCAAAATTTCTCCGCCCTTATGGTGGAGCGAGGAGTTTTGGGGTTCCCGAAACATAACCTCGCTCCCTCCTCTAAGAACAAAAGACGAGATATTTGCCTTTCGGCTTTCCATGCCCAAGGTTGCAGACCTTAATTCTCTCAATTTACGCCAAACATCAAAGCTGCCACATTGAAAGAACAAGGTCACAGACACAAGCTACTTTGTACATGGAGTTTGCAAAGGAAAAGGTGATTTTTTCAGTGTGAAACTTGCCAAGTGTTTCAGTTGTGTGTTGTTGATTTCCTTTGTGAACTATGCCGAGTGTGTTATGTGTGCTGTGTGTCCTCGGTATAGTCTGCATAAATCTAATGCCATGCTAAAACACTGCGGAGGTTCGCCCAAGTGGCTGGAGGCGCAAAGCCTCCAAGGAACGTTGCTGCAACCATTTCGGAGAATAGAGCGGTTGCCAATTAATCCACAAGCACATTTTACAGCGTACCAAGTGAGGGCATGTAAAACGTTGAATTGTTGAAGATAGGTGTTATCTTTATGAGAACCAACCACTTATACCCTCAACAAACTCTCAACAAATAGCTCTACACAACAAATTACTGGGCAAAAAAGAAAGAAAGGAATGGTGTTCATGGTTTTCTCTTTTCAACATTATCTTTCTTTTGTTGAGAGATTTGTTGAGAATATGTTGAGCCGTAAATGCCTGATGTTCAATACTTCTTTCATCATATTCAACAATTCAACAAAAATAAGGGGTGTTTTGTCCGTCATTTTTATGAACAGAACTCATCCCCCTACAAGTAAGAATGTCATGCTTATGCTTCAGTACTTATTCACGACAGTACGACAGCGCCAAGCCAACAAACAAGCAAGAGGACATTCAACTAAAGGCGGTTGTTCTTCTATTGAGTTGTAGGATAATGACACTACTTTTCTCTTTTGCCCCGTACAATCTCTTGAAGATGGTGGCACGAAACCGAGCTGCCCCGTATGAGTTTATACGGAAGCAAAGGGCAACAATCATCGGAAAGCCATACAACGTTTGCCAAATGCCATTGGAAGTTTCCTGTTTCTGTTGGACTTCCGACACCGTCAATAAACCATCCTTGTATATTGACCTTATCACAGCATGGAGTTTCATGGCGGTGACATGAAGCATATCAACCAATTCACCCTCACTCATCCACAAGTCTTGCAAGTTGGACGGAATGGATAACATTCCATTTCCGTCCACGGTGATTACAGTCCTTTTCATGCCATTCCCCCCATTGTCGGCATATGCCCCTTGATTCGACTTTCAAAAGCTGATATGTCATGCTCCAATTTAGTACTTGTCACCTTTGCGTAAATTTGTGTTGTGGCGATGTCCGTATGTCCCAGTATCTTGCTTACACTCTCTATCGGCATACCGTAGTTTAAAGCCAAAACTGCGAACGAATGCCGGCTTACATGAAATGAAATTCGCTTCTTGATGCCACACATTTTTGCCACTTTCTTTATACGCTTGTTTACCATGTCAAGTGAGCCAATATTAAACAAGTGCATATCTTTTCTCAATGGCTTGTAACGTTCAATTATCTGTATGGCTGCATCTATCAGTTTAATTTTGAATGGTACGCCTGTCTTTTGACGCTGAGAAACTATCCATGGAGACCCACTTATAATGGCAACATTGTCCTCTGTAAGATTCTTGATGTCAACGAAAGAGATACCTGTCCAACAACCAAACATAAACAAGTCTCTCGCAAAAGCAAAGTTGGGATTTTCCAACTCTATTCCTGCAAATATGTCCAATTCTTCCTCTGTCAAGAACTCACGCTCCTTGTGGTCTGGGTCAACGTGGTACATGGCAAACGGATTTCTCTGTATCTTGCCGTTGTAGTGTGCTGCCGTGACGATATGCTTCAATGGTATGGAGTATATCCAAATGGTAGATTGCGTGAGTCCAATGACATTCTTCAAATACAGACAAAAATCACGGATGAACTCCTCGGTAAGCTCATTCATGGACATATCGCTGCGCTTGTACTGAAATTTGATGAACTCGGCAACGTACTTTCTTACCGTCAGATACTTGCGGTAGGTTCGGACAGCTCGGTCTTTTCCCACGCGTTGGGCAAAGGCTGCGTTCTCCTTGTCAAAAGCTCTGAGTAATGTCTCATACTCCGTACCTATGCCTTGATATGCGTTTCTCACCATTTCAGCGGTAACGAACGCCTCACGGTCGGAAAGCCGTTGGTAATGCTTAGCGATTTGAGCCTTGATGTTATCAAGCGCAAAGTTCACCTCATTGGCTTCCTTGCTTCTGCCTTTGGCTCTGTTGCCCTTGGCATCCCATATCGCCTTGGTCACGCTCAGCTTGCAACTGAACTGTGCGATAGTTCCGTTGATTGTCACTCGTCCCATGATAGGGACAACTCCGTTTCTCTCCTTGCTTCCGTTTACATAGAAGACTGTCTTGAATGTACTTCTCATAATTGTTTGCTTTTTGTTCAGTGCAAAATTAAACTATGAGAGCTGCATGGCAAATTCACAACCTGTGCAGAATGGAGAAACAAGAACCGACACCGTTAAAAAAGCTCATTAGGGCGTTTTTCTGAGGTAATGAATTGAAAGCGTTTCCACTTCTCAAATCTGCTATTTTCGCATTTCCTCACGAACGTCACTTAAAGCCAACAACTGCCACAACCACTTGAAACTCAAAACAAAAGCTCAATCTGCTATTTTTTGCTTTTTTTACCAGTCTTTTTTGAAAAAAGTTCTATTCCGCCTTGTTGGGTGTGTCAGAGCCACTCGTCGAGGCTGGCCTTGGCCTCCACGCGCCGTTCTGTCTCGTCGGGCAGCGAGGGGAAGAAGTCTATGCCCGTGATGCGCTCCACCTCGTCGACGGTGTTGACATAGTCGCCTTTCGGGCGGTTGCCGTCCCCGTTCTTGTAGATGAAGCCGATGGCCTTCGGTTCGCCCTTCATGCAGAGCACCACCTTGAAGAAAGCCTCGGGCACGGTGACGCGGTGTGATCCTATCTGCTTGTGATGGCCGCGGTAGAGAATCGGGCCTGCCACGATATAGATGTCGCCATAGGTCTCAGCCCATTTGCGGCATTGTATCTCCATCTCGTTCCAGTCGCCGCGGTTCAGACTTGGAGCTTGCGGACAGATATTGGTCAGCAGGAAACTCTCCCTCATCGCCTGCTGACTCCATTTGTTGTCGCCTGCGGGACACATGTGGCCGCGGTCGAAACCCGACCGGGCGTAGTCGTGGGTGTTGACGAGAGCGCCGGGCGCCTCCGTGTCCTCCATGAAGGAAATGCCCTTGCGCTTTGCGGGACCCGTGAGACGGTCGCTTGTCAAGTGCCAGGCCACCCAGTTGGGGATGAGCAGGTCCTCGTTGTAGGACACCGTATAGCCCGTCCGCCTAAGGATGGCCTCCTTGCGGTCGGTGAGTTGGGCTGGTATTTCCAGACCTTCAATATCGCCTTTGGCTTCGGTGGCCTCTGCTGGTGCCTTTTGATCATTCAAGTGGCTTTCCGTCCGTATGTTGCCGTCGCCTGATTCTGAGGCTGACGGGGTCTGGCCTTTGGGGGAAGGCATGCAGCTCGTCAGTGATAGTGAGGTTGCGAGGACGGTAGCCAGCAGAAAGGCCTGCTTGCCCTTGGTAAATGTGTGGAGGAATTGTGCTGTTTTCTGAAGAGCAGAGCACAGTTGGCGGTAAGCGACGTGAGTCATAAGGCGATTGGTGGATATGGGTGTGAAAAAATGGCGAAACCTTTGACGCTCCGCCTTGTGTTTGAGGGGTCTGTGTCCCGTTGGGTGAGGGCCGAACGGCCTACTTTTTGTGTCGGTTGGCTCGTCTCTGGCGGTATTTGGCCTTCTGTTTGGCCGAGCCAGAGCCGTGTGCGCCAGTGATGTATTTCTTTTTCTTGGCCTTCGTCTTTACCTTGCCGTCGTCCTCCTTCGGTTTGGAGGCGGGGCGGAAGACGATGCCGGTCTCGATGACTTCGTTGATGGACTTCATGCTGTGGATGGGGATTATGGATGATGGTTGGCGGACGACAAGGGGCGCAAGCGCCTTGATTGCCGTCCGTCAGCCATTCTATGGGAAATTAGTGGTGGAAGAGACGCACATGGGTGAATGCCATGGCGATGCCATACTTGTCGCAGGTGTCGATGACATGGTCGTCGCGGATGCTACCGCCAGCCTGTGCGATAAATTCCACGCCGCTGCGATGGGCACGCTCGATGTTGTCGCCGAAGGGGAAGAAAGCATCCGATCCCAGGGCCACGCCCGTGTTCTTGGCGATCCATGCCTTGCGCTCCTCGCGGGTCAGCGGTTCGGGCTGCTCGGTGAAGAACTGCTGCCATGCGCCGTCGCTGAGGATGTCCTCGGCCTCGTCGCCGATATAGAGGTTGATGCAGTTGTCGCGGTCTGCACGGCGAATCTTCTCCTTGAATGGCAGGTTCATGACCATCGGGTTCTGGCGCAACCACCATTCGTCAGCCTTGCTTCCTGCCAGTCGGGTGCAGTGGATGCGGCTCTGCTGACCAGCTCCGATACCGATGGCCTGTCCGTCCTTGACGTAGCAGACGGAGTTGCTCTGCGTATATTTCAGCGTGATGAGGGCGATGATCAGGTCGCGCTTAGCCTCCGGGGTGAACGTCTTGTTCTTCGTAGGAATGTCCTCGAAGAGCGACGGGTCGTCGAGGCGCACCTCGTTGCGACCCTGCTCGAAGGTGACGCCAAACACCTGCTTGCGCTCGATGGGGGCAGGGGTGTAGGCCGGGTCTATCTGGATGACACAGTAGGTGCCCTTGCGCTTCTCGCGGAGGATCTCCAGGGCCTCTGGAGTGTAGCCTGGGGCTATCACGCCGTCGCTCACCTCGCGCTTGATGAGGCGTGCCGTGGCTTCGTCGCAAACGTCGCTCAGGGCACAGAAGTCTCCATAGGAGCACATGCGGTCGGCACCACGCGCACGGGCGTAGGCAGAGGCGAGAGGAGTGAGCTCGAAGTTCACGTCATCGACGAAGTAAATTTTCTTCAGTGTGTCGTCCAGCGGCAGTCCGATGGCTGCTCCCGCGGGACTGACGTGCTTGAACGAAGCTGCGGCAGGGAGGCCCGTAGCCTGCTTCAGCTCCTTGACGAGCTGCCAACTATTGAGTGCGTCGAGCAGGTTGATGTATCCTGGGCGACCGCTGAGCACCTCGATGGGCAGCTCTCCCTCCTCCATAAACACGCGGGCGGGTTTCTGGTTGGGGTTGCAGCCGTACTTTAAAGCTAATTCTTTCATCTTCTCTTCTTGCTTGGTTTTGTATTGTTTTGCAAAGTTACGAAGAAGCCGACTCCGATGACGAATACAAGAATACCAATCTTACCGAAAAGATTTTC